TTCGTAAAGATGGAAATGGGTGCAGATTCTATGACCAATGGAGAGAGTTCCATCGGTTGAAGTTATACGCAAGGGGCGAACAGTCTATTAGAAAATATAAGAATGAACTTGCCATAGACGGCGATTTATCTTATCTAAATTTAGATTGGACACCGGTGCCAATTATTCCTAAATTTGTAGACATAGTGGTAAACGGAATGTCAGATAGATTATTCCGAGTCAAAGCCTACGCACAAGATGCAATGTCACAGGCTAAAAGGTCCAAGTATCAAGATATGATTGAGGGGCAAATGGCGGCTAAACCTCAGCTAGAAATTATAGAAGAGAAAGCAGGTTTTGACCCTTTCGTTGTAAACAAAGGGGAGTTACCGGAAACAGATGAGGAGTTGTCATTATATATGCAAATTAATTACAAGCCTTCAATTGAAATTGCAGAAGAAGAAGCAATCAACACTTTGTTTGATGAAAATCATTATATTGATTTAAGAAAAAGAGTTGATTACGATTTAACCGTTTTAGGAATTGGTGTGGCAAAGCACGAGTTTCTAAAGGGTGCGGGTGTAAAAATATCTTATGTTGACCCCGCAAATATAGTATATAGCTATACTGAAGACCCACACTTTAAAGATTGTTTTTATTGGGGAGAAGTTAAGTCTTTACCTATTACAGAACTAATTAAAATTGACCCTACACTTACTAACTCTGATTTAGAAGAAATATCTAAATACAGTCAGTCTTGGTATGACTATTACAATGTTGCTCAATTTTACCAAAATGATATTTTTTATAGAGACACTGTAACTTTAATGTATTTTAATTATAAGACCACTAAAAAAATGGTTTATAAGAAAAAAGTTATGGCAACCGGTAATAGTAAAGTTATTGAAAAAGATGACCAATTTAACCCGCCACCCGAAAGTATGGAGGATGGTAAGTTTGAGAAGTTTGAAAAAACTATAGACGTATGGTACGATGGTGTTATGGTCATGGGAACTAACATACTATTAAAATGGGAGTTGGCAACCAATATGGTAAGACCAAAATCATCAAGTCAACACGCATTACCTAATTATGTAGCAGTAGCTCCAAGAATGTATAAAGGTGTATTAGAATCTTTAGTTAGAAGAATGATACCGTTTGCAGATTTAATTCAGTTAACCCACCTTAAACTACAACAAGTAATTGCACGTGTGGTTCCTGATGGAGTATACATAGATGCAGATGGATTAAATGAAGTGGATTTAGGAACAGGAAATGCTTATAATCCTGAAGATGCTTTGCGTTTGTATTTCCAAACGGGCTCTGTTATAGGAAGGTCATATACTCAAGATGGAGATATGAATCAAGGAAAAGTTCCTATTCAGCAACTTAATAGTAATTCAGGAGCAGGTAAAACTCAAATGCTTATTACTAATTATAATCATTATCTAAATATGATTAGAACAGTAACAGGTTTAAATGAAGCAAGAGATGCAAGTATACCCGACCCCAACTCTTTAGTTGGTCTTCAAAAACTTGCTGCTCTAAATTCTAACGTAGCAACTCGACACATCCTTGATGGAAGTTTATTTGTTTATCGTTCTTTAGGTGAAGCATTAACTTATAGAGTAGCTGATATTTTAGAATACTCAGACTTTAAAGATGACTTTGCTAACAAAATTGGTAAATACAATGTTTCAATTTTAAATGACATATCCGATTTATATATTTATGATTTCGGAATATTTATTGAAGTAGCTCCGGACGAAGAAGAGAAAGCAAAACTTGAGCAAAACATTCAAATGGCTTTATCTAAACAAGATATTAATTTGGAAGATGCTATTGATATAAGGGAGTTAAAAAATATTAAACTTGCAAACCAATTGCTAAAATTAAAGCGTAAGCAAAAAGCAGAGAAACAAATGGCAGAGGAAGCGCAAAAGCAACAGATGGTTGCAATGAATAATCAGAAAGCGCAACAGATGGCTGCTCAAATGGCAATGCAAAAACAACAAGCTGAATTGCAAGGTAAAATGCAATTGAAACAAGCGGAGATTGCATTTGATATTGAAAAGATGAAAAATGAAGCTCAATTAAAATCTCAATTGATGGACCAAGAGTTTAACTATAATCAACAGTTAAGACAGATTTCAGAAAACGCTTTACAACAAAGAGAGTCTCAAAGAGAAGTAGCAAAAGAAAAAAGAATATCTCAACAGAACACAGAGCAATCACAACTCATAAACCAAAGAAAAAACAATTTACCACCTCAAAAGTTTGAATCAAATGAAGATAGTTTAGACGGCTTTGATTTAGCCGAGTTCGGACCTAGATAGTGAATAAATTGTATTAAAAACATTTATTAACTTTGTATAAATTATAATCAAATGGAATTTAAAGTAAAAGCAGTTGAAGGGACTGAACAAAAATCCCGACAAGAAGTAGAAGAAAAACTACTTAAAGAAGCAGAAGCTAAAAATGCAGAACCTGTTGTATCAGAAGTAAGCAATGAAATAAAAGCTGAAAGTTTAGAACAAAACCAAAAGGATGTTGACGCTTTAGAATCAACACCAAACGAATCAACTCAATCTTCCGAGTTAAAGGAAGAAGACGTTCTTTCATTTATTAAAAACAGATATGAGAAAGATTTTACATCTGTAGACCAAATCTTTGACGCTAAAAACGAAAACGAAGAATTGCCTGAAGATGTAAAAAGTTATTTTGAGTATAAAAAGAAAACAGGTAGGGGAATTGAAGATTACGTAAAACTAAACAAAGATTACTCTACATTGTCTGAAGACCAACTTTTATCTGAGTATTTTCTTTCTTCAGGAGAAGCCACTGATGTAGAAGATATAGAAATCTTAATGGATGACTATACTTTTGATGAAGAGCTTGATGATGAAAAAGATGTGAAGAAAATTAAGTTGGCAAAAAAGAAAGCTATTGCGAAAGCTAAAAAGTTTTTAAACGAGCACAAAGAAATGTATAAACAACCCCTTGAGTCAAGCACGGTTGGGATTTCTGCAGAGCAAGAACAAGAACTTAATAGTTATAAGCAATATTTAGCAGAGGCTAAAAATAGTCAAGAGGAATTAAAAAGAAAAAGAAATTGGTTTGTTGATAAAACCAACGAAGTATTTCAAGATTTCAAAGGTTTTGATTTCAAAATTGGAGATACTACTTTGACTTTCAATCCCGGTGAAGGCGATAAAATAAAACAAACACAGTTGGATTCTAACTCTTTTATAAAAAAGTACGTAGACCAAGAGACGGGTTTGTTTAATGATACTGCCGGTTACCACAAGGCGTTAGCCGTCGCAATGCATCCTCAGAAGTTTGCTGAGTTCTTTTATGAACAAGGTAAATCTGATGCAACTGAAAGCACTGTGCGTAAAATGAAAAATGTCGATATGACAGAACGCAAAGCAGTACAAGTAGGAAGTAGAAAAGATGGATTGCAAATCAAGTCTATATCTACGCCAAGTAGTAGAGGCTTGAAGATTAGAAGTAATAAAAAGTAAATTAACAATTTTAAAAAATAAAAGTAATGGCAGGAACATTTACAGGTCCCGGTTTTGACCTTCAGCCATCGGCACAACAAGTGCCCTTGAGCACAAACTACATACAGAACTTTGATTTCTTGAATCAGTATCTACCTGATACTTATGAAAAGGAATTTGAGAGGTATGGTAACAGAACAATTAGTTCATTTTTAAGGTTAGTTGGAGCAGAGCTTCCATCTAATTCAGATTTAGTCAAATGGGCAGAACAAGGTAGACTTCACGTGAAGTATACGCAAGTTGGTTCAGCAGCAGCACAAGGTGCAGCAGAAGCAGTATTCCAAATCAACGACCCTGCAGGTCCTGCAGGTCAAGTTATCACAGGAGAGAATCCATTCTCAGCACAAGGCGGTATCGCTTTAAGAGAAGGACAAACTGTTGTGGTTCACCAAAACGATGGTTCAGGTGAGAACAAAGGTATTGTAACTGATGTTGACTTAACTGTATCTCCAATCACGGCTACAGTTGCTTTCTATGAAGCAGCAGGTCTTGTAACGGCAGGTTCAGGTGCAGGTAATGCAGATGTGACAATCTTTATTTATGGTTCAGAATTTAAAAAAGGTACAGTCGGAATGGAAGGTTCACTAGAATCTGATGACTTCATCTTTGAAAATTCTCCAATTATTATCAAGGATAAATACGCAGTATCAGGTTCTGATATGGCTCAAATCGGATGGATTGAAATCACATCTGAAAATGGAGCTTCAGGGTATTTATGGTATATGAAATCTGAGCATGAAACAAGGTTAAGATTTGATGACTACTTAGAAACTGCAATGGTAGAAGCAGTTCCTGCAGAAGCAGGTTCAGGTGCAGCTACTGCAGCGAATAACCCTAACTATGGTAATAAAGGTTCAGAAGGTATTTTCTATTCAGTACAGGATAGAGGTAACTTATGGACAGGCGGTGTGCCGGATGCATTAGCAGATTTTGATACAATTATCGGAAGACTTGATGCTCAAGGTGCAATTGAAGAAAATGTAATCTTCTTAGACAGAGATTTCGGATTCGCTATTGATGATATGTTAGCAGCACAAAACTCATACGGTGCAGGTGGTACGTCTTACGGACTATTTGACAATGATGAGGAAATGGCTCTTAACCTAGGATTCTCAGGATTCAGAAGAGGATATGACTTCTATAAAACTGATTGGAAATACCTAAACGACCCAACAATGCGTGGTGGTTTAGCAGTAGGAGCAGCCGGTGTCGGTGGTTCCGGTTCAATCAATGGACTTCTTGTTCCTGCAGGTTCTACATCTGTGTACGACCAAGTTCTTGGCAAAAATGCTAAGAGACCTTATCTACACGTAAGATATAGAGCTTCAGAGACTGAAGATAGACGTTATAAGTCTTGGATTACAGGTTCTGCAGGAGGAGCAGCTACAAGTAGCTTAGATGCTATGGAGGTTCACTTCTTATCAGAAAGATGTGTTTGTACAATGGGTGCAAACAACTTCGTACTGTTTGAAGATTAATATTATCTAAAAGAGGAGTGGTGTCTTTAAAGACACCACCTCCTTTTTTTTTAAATACAATTATTAAAATTAAATTATATTAAAATGAAATTAGAATTAAAAGATAGAGTTTATAAACTCACAAGAGATAAAGCACCATTGTCGTGCATAATTCCCTCAAGAAGTTCTCGTAATTCCGCTTTGTTATACTTTGACGAAGATAAAGGGACTAATAGAGAATTAAGATATTCCATAAACCAAAAGAGTCCATTTAAAGATGAACAAGATAGCAATCCTGTTGTTACTCCGGTTATATTTGAAGATGGTATGCTTAGAGTATCTAAGAAAAATCCTGTGTTACAAGAGTTTTTACATTATCACCCTTTAAACGGTAGAAAGTTTGTTGAGGTAGACTATGGTAAAGATGCTGAAATGGAAGTAGCTCAACTTACTGCTGAAGTAGATGCATTGGTTGAAGCAAAATCTTTATCTATAGAACAAATGGAAAACATAGGTAGAGTTCTCTTTAATAAAGATGTAACTATGATTACTACATCAGAACTAAAAAGAGACATATTGGTTTTTGCAAAAAGAAATCCTTCAGGATTTTTAAACCTTTTAACGGACCCTAAGTTAAAATTACAGTCACAGGTTCAAAGTTTTTTTGACAATAAACTTTTAGCTTATAGAAATAAAAAGAGAGACGTTTATTATAACTTAGAAGGAAACAAAAAAAGAATGACAACTATACCCTTTGGTGTAAACCCTAATGAATATTTAGCAGATTGGTTTGCTTCAGACGATGGTATAGAGGTTTTAAAATTTTTAGAAACACAATAATTAGTATTGTTTTTATTGTTTGCTAAGAAAGAGGTCTTTTAATAAGTCCTCTTTTTTTTTGTTTATCTTTGTAAAAAGATTTATAGATGATAAACTCAGTCAGAAATACAGTATTGTCTATACTTAATAAAAATAACTATGGGTACATCTCCCCGTCAGATTTTAATCTTTTTGCTAAACAAGCACAATTAGATATTTTTGAAGATTATTTTTATCAGTATAACTATCAACTAAATAAAGAAAATGCACGTGCATCCGGAACAGGATATGCGGATATTACAAAAGGATATGAAGAAGTAATAAACATTTTTTCTGTAGGAGATTTTTTAATACATAATTCTGCGAACAAGTTTTTTACTCCAAGTCCAACAACCACTAATAATAATTATTATTTACTAAACAAAGTATTAGCTTATACTCGTTTGTTGGCTTCAGGGGTGAACACATCTACATTAGCAAATAGTCTTGTAGACAACGCTACTGATTTTATAGCATCCGGAGTTTCTGCAGGAGATATAGTTGGAAACATCAATACAAATCAAACTGCAATAGTGACTCAGGTTGTCAATAGTTCTACTTTGCAAATTGATACCGACATATTTCTAGCTTTCCCTGAAGGCTATGTGGTATATGATGATAGTGTAGTAAATGAAGCTGAAAAGGTAACACAAAGCAAAATAACAATGCTTAACAATTCCCTGCTTACCGCTCCATCAACTATGTTCCCTGCTTATACACAACAAGAACCTAACATATCATTGTTTCCTGTGGGCATAAATACTATAGGAGCCGTGTTTTGTCAGTATATAAGATACCCGAAAGACCCTAAATGGACTTACGTTAATTTATTAGGTGGCGAACCTTCCTTTGACCAAAGTCAACCTGACTTTCAAGATTTTGAATTAAGTATATCTGACGAGCCAACTTTGGTTATTAAAATCTTACAATATGCAGGTATGTCAATTAGAGAAGTAGCAGCAGTCCAATTTGGGCAAGGATTAGAACAACAAGAGGCAACCTCTGAAAAATAAAAACTATGGCTTATATAACACAATATGAATATTATGAAAACAACGGTAATCAACCTGAAGATAAAAATTGGGGTTCATATCAGTATGTATCATTATATGATATTGTAAACAACTTTATGTTAATGTATTCGGGTAATCATTCTTTAGTAAATAACGAAGAAAGATATAAGGTTCTGTTTCACGCAAAAAGAGGAATACAGGAGCTTAACTACGATGCATTTAAAGAAATAAAAATTTTACAACTAACCGTTTGTAACACATTAAGATTTGTTTTACCACCTGACTATGTGAATTGGGTAAGGATTTCTGTATATAAAAACGGCTTACTATATCCTTTAACTGAAAATATTCAAACCAATTGGAGCGATGCCTATTTACAAGATAATAATTGCAGAATATTATTTGACCAAGATGGTAATGCATTAAGCCCTCAGTTTTCTGAAATAGATATAGATAGAATTAAGGGTAGTAAAAAGTCAATTTATTTAAACTCTAACAACCCGTTTCATGGATTTGAAGGGTACTGTTGTGATGGGATGTGGTATTTCGATTACGAGATAGGAGCAAGATTCGGTTTGAATACGGAAACCGCAAATGCAAATCCTACATTTAGTATTAATAAGAAAGGCGGAGTAATTAACTTCAGTTCTGATTTAGCTAATCAAAGTGTTGTTTTGGAATATGTATCTGATGGAATGGAAGGTGGAGATAATGCAGATATAAGTGTAAACAAAATGTTTGAAGATTATATATACGCTTATATTGAATACGCAATACTTGGTTCAAAACAAGGTGTCCAACAATATGTTATTGCGAGAGCACAAAAAAGAAAAAGTGCATTGTTAAGAAACGCCAAGATAAGAATAAGTAATATACATCCGGGTCGTTTATTAATGAATATAAGAGGAATAAATAAATGGATAAAGTAATATGCCTACAACTCAAAGAAATTTTATAGCGGGTATAATGAACAAAGGTCTCGACGAGAGACTTATTCCTAATGGGCAATACGTTGATGCATTAAATGTTAGATTAGGTTCTACTGAAGAAACTGAAATAGGTTCTGTTGAAAATGCTAAAGGTAATGTGTCTTTAACTGCAATTGAGTATCTTGGGAATCCATTATCTAGTGAAGCTAAATGTATAGGTGCCCTAGAGGATGGAGCAAACGAAACTATTTATTGGTTTGTGCATGACTCAAGTTTTACAAGTAGCCCAACGGGCAAGTTAGATTTGATTGTATCATTAAATGTTGAAACAAACATTTTTACATATCACGTAATAAGTGTCAATGATGGGGGTGGCGCAAACACTACTTTAAACTTTAACGATGATTATTTAATAACAGGGGTAAATTTCGTAGATGAAACTTTGTTGTTTTTTACAGACAATTACAACCCACCAAGATTTATTAATATATCACGAAATTATGATAATCCATCTACAACCAATACTGTAGCTTTAACAGATAATAATGGCTTACCTGAATTGCTACAAGAGGCTATACTTGTTATAAAAAAGCCACCATCAAATTCACCTCAAGTCACACCTCAAGCAACGTCTGCGCAAAATAATTTTATGGAAGACCGGTTTTGTTGTTTTGCATATAGATATAAGTATGCTGACAATGAATATTCCGCTACATCACAATTTTCAAATCCTTCTTTTATACCTCGGTCATTTAATTATAGTGCAGCGACCGGTTTAAATGATGGAATGCAAAACCTTTCAAATCAATGTTTGATTAGATATAATTCAGGAGGTCCTTTAGTTGTAGGAATAGATTTACTTTGGAAAGACATGGATACCGGGATTATTAAAGTTATCGAGAAACTTAATAAAAATGATTTAGGTTTAATAAGTAATACAGAATATGATTATACATTTAGTAATAGTAAAATATTTACTGTATTGCCTTCAAGTGAAATCCTAAGACTTTATGATAATGTGCCTTTGTTTTCTCAAGCACAAACTCTTATGGGAAATAGACTTGTTTATGGAAATTATATAGAGCAGCGAGACTTAACTACTGCAGGTGGTTTTCCAACTCAATTAGTATATACTACAGAACTTGTATCAGAGATTATTGGGTTAGCTGAGTTAGAGGATGAAAATTTAGCCGGGACATATCAAATAAACGGAACTGTAACTATATCAGAGTCTGTTTTATCTATTGACTTTGGTGATGTAGGAACTCCTTTATCTAATATTCAATTTGTTAAAGGGTCATCTTTTAGTATTCAATTAAATTTTGACCATTCACAATTCACAGGACAACAACCTTTTCCTGCTGAAACAACTCTTAACAGTGAAATATCTTTTGATTTTATTTTACAACAAGACTATGCAAATTTAACTGATTTAGTTTTCAGTCAACAATTTCAAGACCGTGTAGGAACAGTTACTACTATTGAACCTATGGCAACTTCTTGTGATGGTTCAACTTTTACTGATGAATTTAATTGTGTTATACCTCAAACTTTAGACAATCTTTCTAAATTTGATAGTGGTATTACAAGCGGAGGACAACCCTTATTAATTAGTCACGTAGCAGGAACTCAGATATTAAACATACAAGTTCTAGCAGTAGAGTTTGTAGACGACCCCACAGGAGCTGCTATAACTCAGACAGTTTATGAGTATTATAAAATATCAGCAGGAGATGCAGTTTTTCAACAGATAGGTAATCCAACAAGTTTACATTCCAATAGAAGCTATGAGGTTGGTATTGTGTATATGGACGATTTTAACAGGGCAACCACAGTTCAGGTTAGTGAAAATAATACTGTAGATGTTCCTTGTTCCGAATCTGATTCTCAAAACAAAATTAAAGTAACAATACCAACACAACAACTTGCACCTGAATGGGCAACTCGATATAAGTTTTGTATAAAATCAGATAAAGAAGGTGGCTTTAATGTATACTCAAATTTCTTTTTTAGAGACCAACAATCCGGTGCAGATTATTTTTTACTTGAAGGAGAAAACTCACAAAAAGTAGATGAGGGAGATAGGTTAAGAGTAAAGACCGACACAAACGGTTCATTAAGAAGATGTGCTTATGCAACTGTATTAGAAAAAAAATCACAACCTAGAGACTTTATTGAACCTGCTCCAACAGACGTAGGTGGTGTAGAAATACCTTTAGTTTCCGGAGTTTATGCCAAAATGAGAGCAAATGAATTTTCTATTGACCAAATTGAAAACCCTGTTATTGCTCCGGGCAGTATATCAAGCAAAGGAAGTGGTTGTAGGATTGTGAACTATCCTGTAACCATTGATGACCCTAATAATCCGGGTACTTGTATAGATTATTCAATACCTGCGGGTAGTAGAATTAATATTTTTGTTGACAACTATCGACAAGGAAATACTAACAAACCCTTTGGCGGAGTCGATAGAAAAGCGTTTGTTGTTGATGAATCTTTTGTTGCTTCTCAAGAATATGATACTTTTTATGAGTGGTTTGTTGGAGATAATATTTCTTCTGCCATGATAGCTAACGGAGATGATGGTGGAACGGGTGTACAATTTATTTTTGTTTCAGGGGCTAATGGTGGAAACAATTTGCCCGGTTGTAGTTCCGGTACAGTTTCCGCCGGTTTCAGAGATGTAAATGGTTGCACAGTTTTTACTTTCAAAAGCAGTAAAGGTTATTCAGGAGATAGAAAGAATGCTCGTATAAAAGTTAAAATTGATGTTATAAGGGCGGCTAATTTAATTTCTTTTGAAACACAACCACAGGATTCTTTACCTGATGTTTGGTATGAGAGCTCGGTTTCATATCCAATAATACAAGGAACGAATAAATGTGAGTTTAGTATCTCGGTGGATACTGCTGAACCTCAACCAATTCAGTTTGATTATACAGATTTAAACAACACTCCGGCATCTATTATAGCTCAAAGTGGTGAAACCATTACAGGTATTCTTGGTGTATGTGGAAGTATGGCTACAAGTCCTGCAACCCCGCCTGTTGATACATCCAATATAACCATAGATAGTATAGCCCTAAATGCAGGGGCTCATGGGGGGAATGTTCAAACTCAAACCGCTTCATCTCCGGCAATTATAGACACAGATTTTTTTAACTGTTACTCTATGGGTAATGGTGTAGAAAGTTTTCAAATATTAGACTCTATAAAAGGGAAACCGGTTGAGTTAGGAAACCGAGTATTTTCTACTAACAATCAAGACTATCAACAAATGTTTAGATTCGCTGACTTAACTTATAGCGGTGTTTTTAACGATGAGTCAAACGTAAATAAATTAAATGAGTTTAATCTTGGTTTATTAAACTTTAAACCTTTAGAGGAAAGTTTTGGTCCTGTACAAAAGTTAGATGCAAGAGAAACTGATATTCTCACATTACAAGAGGATAAAATATCTTATGTTCTTGCAGGTAAAAACTTATTGTCAGATTCTGCAGGTGGTGGGCAAGTAGCTTCAGTTCCTGAAGTTTTAGGGACTCAAATAGCACGAATAGAAGAATATGGTATAAGTCATAACCCTGAAAGTTACGCAAAGTGGGGTCCTAATAAATTTTTTACAGATGCCAAAAGAGGAGCGGTAATTCAACTTAGAGGTTCTTCAGGGCAAAACGAGCAGCTTCAGGTTATTTCACAGGCAGGGATGCGTTCATGGTTTAGAGATTTATTTTTAAATTCATTTAACACGCAAAAATTAGGAGGCTATGACCCTTATATGAATGAGTTCGTGCTAAGTGCCAATCAAGAACAATTGCCAATTCCTATTGAATGTATAGATTGCGGTATTACTAGAACCTTATTAGTAACATCAGAAAACTTAAACACTTTCTGTGTTGATGTAGGTAATCTTGTCGGTGATGTAGTTATAGATTATAATGTTTTAGCTAACACAGGTAGTTTTAATATATCTGCTGAATATAATTCAGTAACAGTAAGTTCGGGTGCAACCACTGCTTCAGGTTCAATTATAGTAAACAAAGACACGGTGGCAGTTGATGTAGTAGATGTAGTAGTTTCTGCCGCAGGTTCAGTAAATTTAGAAGTTACTGTAAATTGTCCTGCAACAAAAGAAATTACCATAATACAAGTTTGTTATTCTATTGATGCAGATGCCGGTAAATTTATTCACAATGAATATAGTTGGACAGATGGTGCTTTTGTTTCCCCACTACATAGTTCTCAAGTAGAGTTAGCTAGTGGCAATCAAAACCCTTTAATATCTCAATACGAACAATTAGTAGGTCCACAAGGCGGTGGTTTCATACCTGCTAATAGCGCACAAATTACTATTGCTTCAAACAGAATTGGACCAATTGACGATTACGTTTTTGACCCAACTATTGACGAGTTGAGATTTTTAAGAACAAATACTTTTTATGCAAACACACCTAATGATATGGCTGCTTTATTGGCGGCATCTCAAAATGCTACTCCTGTTGTGGGGGGACCTAATACATATCAGGCTGACTTTGCTATGCCAAACAACAACACAGATTATTTATATTTAATATATGATTATAGAAGACCAACTGCTATTGAACTATGTTTAGGAACAAGTCAATTTGATGCTTGTTGTGATTGTTCATCTGCGCAGCTATTGGTTAGAGAATGTACTGCATCTCAAAACCAACCTTCGCCACAACAATATATAATTAGTCAAACTCAAGGATTAGATGTCGGTGCGTTTGTAGAGGTAAACTTAGGTGGAGCAGGATGTGTGTTTGAAGTTGTACAAAGTTCAACAGAAGCTGCAAATGCAACTGTCACTGCCGTTAGAGCTGATATAACAAATTGCAATCAAGTTTGTCAAACTTACACCATTAACAATATTTCAGCTTCTACTCAAACATTAAATTATGGAGACTGTGATTCGGTTTTTACGTCTATTAGTATAGATGCGGGGAACAGTGAAAGTATATGTGCTACCTCAATATCTACTTATTCAACTTTAGACTTCACAGTCACAAAGACTGATTGTAGCTGCAATATATTACCTCCAAGCAATGTGGTAGATATTGAAAAATGTAGTGCTATTACTCCTCCCGTAACATCTCATGCAAATGAGGGTAAGAACACTCTTAGTGTAGGAGATTTTGTAACAGTAAATGATGGAACAAGTCCTGCTTGTGTATGGAAAGTTACAAACATAAACTCAACTGATACTGCGGTATATGATGTTCAATCTGTTGTAACAACAATAAGTTCTTGTTCAGACCTTTGTCAAACTTATCAATTAATTAACACAAGCGCTGACACTCAAACTACTATTGTTTATGAAAATTGTAATGGTGAAAGTACGCAAGAAATTGTTGGTATTGGAAACACCTTTAATTTCTGTGCCAATAGTACGCCGTTTAGTTTTACGGGAGGAAGTTTCACTATAACACAAACTGATTGTGTTTGTGGGCTTACGTTATTTGAAGCAACAATATGTCAAATACAAAGCGCTAATCAAACCCCGGTTAATGTAGCAGAAACAATAATTATTCAAGACACTTTAAGTCTATTAGATGTAGGAGACCATGTGTTTGTTGGCAATTGTGCTTATCAACTTACTCAAGTATATACAGGAGATAATCCTCCGGTTAGTTTTGATTCTTACTCAACGTCATTTGATTGTAATCAACAATGCAACACTTACCAAATAAACAACACTAATACTTTCCCAATATCTTTCGGATATGTTGATTGTAGTGGGACAACTACAAACATAAACATTGAAGCAGGTCAAACTCAAGATATTTGTACTCAAGTCACTATTGACCCGCAACTCCCTGATAGTGTATTAGTAACACTTATAGGATGTAGTTGTAATGTGCCTGATAATTTTGTAATCAGACAGTGTAGAGCAGATGGTGTAGTTAATAATGCTATTGTAGCTGATAGTCCGGCAGGGTTAAAAACAGGAGACTTTATAACCATTATAAGTCCTGTTACTTATCCTAATTGTATATGGGAAGTTCGAGAAACTACATCAGAATTACCCACAGAAACTTTCAATACGCTCGAAGATAACATTACAGACTGCGGTCAAGTTTGTCAGGATTATGAAATCTTTAATGGAAGTGCTAGTCCTATAGTGTATGGATACACCGATTGTGCGGGACAAAGCGTTAACGTTTCAATAGCTGCAGGTAACACAATCACTATTGCTGCTACGTCTTTAACAACGGCTACAGGGGTTACGCTTACTTTAGTCAATTGTGAGCCTACAGAATTATTAGTCACACAATGTAGATTAGATGGAGTTTCAAATCTTGTTGTATCTGCAGACCCATTATATAATATAGGAGATTTTGTTAAACTTACTATACCTATAAGCACAGGAGGTGACTGTGTATTTGAGGTCACAAACAGGGTAGTTGGTATACCTGTTAATACCATATCAGGGTTTGCTACAAATCAAGAGGGTCTACCAATAACAGATTGTAATCAAGTGTGTCAAGAATATGGTGTAGAAAACAACGGTAATGCTCCAATAATATTTGCATATAAAGATTGCAATGGTTTTGAGCAATCAGAAGTTATTCTAGTAGATGAGGAAAAAACTATATGTATGATAGAATCATTAAATTCATCACCTGATATAACTTTGAGTTTACAAGATTGTGATTGTTCCACCGCACCACCTACAATTAATTATACGGTTGAAGAATGTGATGCAAATCCACTTGCAGTTCCAAACATTAGAATAGCTTCTAAT